CCTGAAGGTCAGACGTATCTCTCAGTTTTTCTCTTGCAGAGATTTCTTTTTCGATGGCAGCAATCCGCTCGTCAGCAGCATTATTTTCGGCATCTGTGAGCTTTTGAATCTCCTCTATCCTGTCGTTGGTAAGCTTCTTAAAAGCTTCATTAGCGAGCTGGTAAGATGATACGACTTTTTTCACCTGAGATAAGTTGTTACTTTTATCATCTTCTTCGCCACCTTCCTCAGGTGTTAATTGAAGCATATACCATTTAGCATAATCTGTAATATCAGAATCCATGCTTTTTTTAAAGGTTTCCCATGCACTCACCGCTTTTCTTGTCTCATAGTATTCATCCTTATATCTCTGGACTTCTTCATTTGCTTCTTTAGCAGATAAACCGCTTGCCATCAACTCTTTTTTATATAACATTAAATCTTTATCATCAATAATATACGACCCACTTTTCGCATCATAATATTTATGCCAATTAGACGACATTTTAGATAAAAATTCTGATTGAATAGCAAGTTTTGCCTCTCCGTACTCTTCGTATTTTGTAAGGTCCAAACCATACTCATTTGCCAATTCACTGATAGCAGAATTATTTAATGTTTTTAATTTCTGGTAATATTCTTTATCTGCGTCAAGTTTGGATTGTAATGCTATTGTGTTGTTCTCAACATCGTGCTGATAAGCTATATTAAGATGATTAATCACCGTTTCAGCAGTTATTATTCCGCTAAGATAATCGTTAACTTCATTTTGCAATTCCGGATATGCTTTAACCAGATTGTTTAAAATTTCAGTAGATAGTTCATTTGTTTCTGCAAACTCTTTTTCGGCATCATTCACTGTCTGGGTATTTGATTCAACCCTTGACATAGCATCAGCCAAGCTTACTACTGCTCCGCTGAAATCATCGGTAGATTCAGTGCCAACAGAGATAAAAGAAGAATACTCTTTTTTTAACATTGCGATACCTTCTTGGTTATCTGCAAGTTCTTCAATAAGCAAAGCCGATTTTTTGCTTTCTTCGGATGCATCGGGAGAACTTTTAGTAGGGTCGAGAAAAAACTTATCTTTGTTTTTGTTAAATATATCTCCAACAAAAACACCATTTAGACCATACAAAGCTTTCTTGCTTTCATCAGACAATTTTAAAAAGTCGTACTCAACGCTTTTATACTCTGACCATGCTGTTTCAAAGTATTCTCTCAATTTTTCTCTGTCAGATTCGTTGTTAATACCAGAATACTCAAATATTTTATCTGAGTTAAGAAAATCTACATACATATCATAAAGCTCCGCGGCTTTGCTATATTTTTCAGTCAATGCTTGTTCTAATGCATTTGATGTGGCTTTAATCTGCGATTGTTTAATTAATTCTTCCGATACTATTTCAATCTGGTCACCCAGTTCTTTATACGCACCTGCAGTTTCACCAATCAATTCAATTTGATTTGGATATGCGGCTTCAAGTTCTGCAGCAATTTTATACAGTTCGCTTTCTTCTTCGGTTGTGCGCTTAACCTTTTGTCTTAATTCCTCGTATCTTTTTCCCTTCTCTTTTAACAGTTCTGTTTCAGCTTTTGTTTCTGCTACAGATTCATTAATACTTTTATTAAGTCTTTGATATGTAGTTTCTGTTTCTTCAACTGAAGCGTTGAAAGCAATGAAAGAACCAACCAATCCCACTAAAACAGATGCTAACAATACATAAGGATTGGCATTACATGCAGCATTCATACCTTCTTGTGCTGTCTTTGCAGTTTTAGTGTGCGTTATCAGTGACTTTAAAGCTACCACTACAGAAGAAATTAAGCTTCCCACATTCATAGCTACTTTATAAGCACCATAAGCGATAACAAGTGACAAAACTGCATCTTTATTGTCAATAATAAAACCCGAAAGTTTTGCAAAACCTGTAATTAAAGAAGCAATCAAATCTACAATTTGGTCTGATTTTTCAAAAAGGTCTTCCAAAGCATCAACGCCTTGCAATGCCCCCTCTGCCATAGTCGCTTGAAATTTCGCATTGAAAGTATCTATTTTGTCATTAAACTCGTTAAGCTTGTCCAGCTCAGATTGACTAAGAATCAAGCCTTCGCGTTCAAGCTCATCTCCGAAAGCTTTGAGTTGTTCTGTACCACCTAAGATAAGAGGGTTTAAGTCTTGGGCTGATTTACCGAAAATAGCCATGGCATAAGCATCTCTTTGCGTTTCTTCTTGAATTTTAGAAAGTGCATCTATACATTCATAAAACACATCTTGATTATTACGCAAAACACCTGCATTATCAGTAACAGAAACACCGAGAGCTGAAAACGCATCATAAGCCTCCCCGGTACCTTCTGAAGCCGCATTCATATTTCTTATTAACTTGGACATAGAACCTGTTAACGTATCTAAGGAAACATCGATTAATTCAGATGCATACATAAACTTTTGAATTTCATCTGTAGCTAAGCCGGTCTGTTTTGAAAGTGTATTGATTTCATCGGCAGAAGCTGCTATATTTGCGGTGTAAGAAAACATTCCTGCAAGAGCAGTTCCGGTAAGTGCCGCTCCTGTCTTTAATACTTTTCCTACATTTTTGTATGCTTCGGAAATTTTTTGGGCCGACTCGCCTTGGCTCTCGAGCTCTTTGTTTGTAGCTTTTATCTGACCGCGAAGCTCCTGTTCCTCTGTTTTAAGTTCGGCGAGTTCGAGTGTAGCTTTATCAATCTTCTGGGTCAGTTCCTCATATTGTTTCTTTTCTTCAGCAGTAGATTGCTTATTTAGCTTTTGCTGTTTTGATAATTCCTTAATCTGAGATTCAAGTTCTTTCTGTTCGCGACGATTTTTAAGCATCGCAGTATTAAGTTCTGTCAGCTCTGCTTTTACTTCGTTAGAACCTTTTTTAAACTTACTTGAATCAAGTCCAAGTCTTGCAGTAAGGTCTCTATTATTGCTGCCCACTTGTCATACTCCTTCTGTATCATATTCCACGATTTCTTCATCGCGTTTCTTATATCCCATAAGTTCTGCATATTTTTCAATACGCATATATATTTCTCTCAGTGTTGCTCGATAAAATTCTATTTCCGGGCGGTGCAGTATGTCGCAGTAATAGACTTGCAGAGATAACCAATCTACACCGCCAGCTGAGGGTTTATGTTCTTTTCCTCGCTAATGCTTGCTATAGGCAGGCTTTCTACGATAGCTTTAAGTATTTTATTAATAAGCTGTTCTACGCCTATTTCATCAAGCAATCGTCCCAAATCCGTAAGTTTGGGTAAGCAGGATGCAAAGTCCCTTGCTTCAATAAACTCTTTATTCTGCTCAAAATAAGAATCAAGAAGCATAGCTCTTAAATAATGTAATATATCATCAAAGCTCCAATCACTGGGAGCTGTGTGCTCAAGTTTAGAAAAATCCGTCATATACTCAAGATACAGACGGCTATTTAAGTTGTATTTTAAATATTTCTTTTCTCCGCCAATTTCAAAAGGAATCTTGAAACCATCTAATTCTTTAAGTGACATATAAATCTCCTTATAACATAACAGCCGCAGAGTAATATATATCCTCTGCGGCTGTGCATTAGTTTATCAACCGTCTTCGCCTGTGTCGGTAGAGGTTGTCTGTGTTGTAGCGGCCTCATCGGGGCCAATATAATCGGCTTCGGTAAACCAACTTTTGATTACATCCGCGTCAGCCGTTAAATCAACACCGAGTCTGGTGTAACGTGTCTGAGCTGTCTTAAGCGGAGCATGATACTTACCTTTAATCTGGATAGTATCATATTTCTTCTCTCCACGTTTCTTGGTGGTCTTTGATTCTGACTGCTCTGAGAACTTAGCGTACAAATATTTTACGAGATTATATTTGCCGTCTGTTCTCTCTGTCATATATGCTACAGCAACAGCTGAAGGGCGGTCTGTAGTGCTTGTAACATTGGTTCCCTTAACAACGGTTTCGCCGTAAATTAAGACTCTTTCCTCAGAAGTGAGAGATGTGATATCAAAAGTAAGCTCTCCACCTTGATTCTCGTACTCTTCCTCAGCGAAATCATCATCTGCAGCCAAAGAACCTTCTACGATTGTAGGGGTATGAGACACCCCCATCAGCTGCTTGACAAATTCATGTGCTTCACCAAACACAAGCTCTGTTTCTGTGTTGGTTTCGACAGGCCACATAACAAGCTTTTTAAGACCTACCGTAGCCTTTGCAGGAGCGTTTGATGTATTTGACATAGTTATTCCTCCTCAATAGTAATTTTATATTCTTGAACATAGCGACACTTTTCCGGATAATCTGTTTCATATATCGGAGTGCCGCTCCCTTGATATTCAAATCCCTTTGCTTTCATTCGTGAACGAATTGCCTTTTCGAGCCCTTTAACACCAGTTTGCACAAAAACATTCACTGTCAGAGTATATTCAATTGCAAGATAATCATCATCAGCGTGATTTACAGGAATATTATATAGTGAATATACAATATAAGCTTCAGGTTCGTCTGAACCGAAATCCGGCATATTTCCGTATATAGGAAGTGACAATTCCTTATACACGAAAACAAGCTCAGCATTGGTGTTTGATAATGCTTTTTCTACAAGCTCATTGATGTTATCCAAATTTCACACTCCTTACCACGTTAACGTATCCTCAAGCAAATCGAATAGCTCATCTGCAATTTCATCAACCACATCATCTATGACTGCATCAAATCCGGCTCTGATATGTGGTGTTGGCTCAACTTTACCGATTTTTCGCCCGAGGGTATCAACACCTTTTGATGTTGTACCGGGACGGCCATACTCCATAATCAAGCCTTCAAAACCTTCTTTTAATGCCTCTGTGCTATAACCTATTGAAATTCTCCAGCTTCTACTCGAACTCTTAGCAGTAAGATTACCTACCTCAATAAGGTTAGCAAGTTTTGAAGAACGTCCTTGTATGTAATGCCTTTGAGAATCTCTTATTTTTTCAGCTTTCTCTCGAAGAAGCTGAACCGCTCTCTCTTGAATGGATTTGTCGCAATTATCCAGAGCTTTCATTGCTGCATTAATCTGACTTTCAAAAGACTGCTCTGAAGCATTAATACTCATATAATTAACACCTTGAAAGCAAAAGTTTGAGTCTGTACTTATCTCTACCGGGAAGTGCGGTTTCGATTTTGTACTTTACGCCATCATATTCGGCGTGGGTTTCGTTTTTATATGACTCTTTCCACACCTCAACAGTATGCTCGATTTTTTTACCGACAGACATCATAGATGCCTGAGTTCTGATACCGGTATGGTACACATCCGCCCACACCGTCCTTTTTTCGGATTCGATGGGCGGATTGGTACCTTTTGAGGGAGTGATAAAGAAAAGGGAAATGCGTTCTTGCATATCGCCGATACCTCTATTCATCGTCTGCCTCCAGTTCCAGTTGTTCTTTTATACTTCTAAGAGTATACTGAACCTCCTCGTTTCCTTTTGGAACTGTATACTCTCGGTTCTGGTACAGCGTTGAAATCAAGGTTCGCTTGATAAGCTTTACACGTGGGTCTTCCTTGTTGTAATTCTCGCCCAGAATATGAGCTACATACTTATCAGCAACATCGATAAGAAGCTGGATGTAATCATCATCTGTGTTAAAATCCACTTTAAGGAAGTTTTTGATACGTTCAAGGGTCATTTTTATACCCCCTTATGTTCTTAGCCGTCTGTACCCTCTGTGTCGTCTTCAACAACAGCAGTTGCATCCGTAAGAGTAATCTCACCATAGCAATAGCAAGCATCAGAGCCGTCAAACTGCTGAACATCAACATACTCGATAACACGAGCAACTGTGGTGTTACTCCAGAAACCGGCATGTTCATCGGCTTTGAAAGCAACCTTACCAAGGTCAAGAAGCTTAACACCTTCTGCAACAGCACCATAGAAAATAGGAGTTGTGCCGTTTTCGTTATTTGGGAGCTGTCCGTTGGAATACTTGCTGACAGGATGACCGTTAACAATATATCGGAGAGGTTCTGTGGGGTCTTTAACCATAATAGGCTTGCCGTCGGGATACTTCTGCTCCTGAAGCCATCTGAAACCCGTCTGGTTTACGATAATCTTCATAAACGCATCGCAGGAGGGATCAATATCTTCAATCATAGAACTCTGAAGGTCATCGAATTTACTGATAGACTTAGCAGTCTTGTCTTTCTTCATAACTGCAAAAGCCATGGTGTTCTCCGTAATGATTGCACGTTTTGCAAAAATACCTACGATATACTCAAGAAGGTCTTCGTCGGCAAGAGCAAGAAGAGTGTTGCTAAGCTTGATAAAGCCTGCTTTTTCTGCAAGCTTATAGTCA